GTAAGTTTCGGACGGTGAGAACTTAGAGACATGTATAATTTCAGTATCCCGTAGATAAATGTGTTGGTTCCTGTGGTAATATTTATACATCGCAGGAACTCGATCATGCCCTTTCTTAGATTTTCCGGGCGTTTCTTCAACGTCACTACGATCTAACGGGCAAACCCAGTGTGCATTCTTCGGTAGTCCCGCTTGATCTAAATCAAATTCTACAAGGGCGGGATTTAACCTACGGATTTCTTTAACTTTAGATCGAATGCCGTGTCCATCATCATAATACTCTTTCATTAGATATAAAAAGCCATCATCCACTGTATTTATATCAGTATGGAATTGGCGCAAAACCGCTTCAAGGCTTTGATCAAATATATTAGCATCTGTTAGAAATTCATTGAAAACTTTTAATTGACCACGATCAGATTTATTGTCTTTAGGATGAATTTCCATACCCCTTCTAAACACTTCACTGGTTATGTGTCCTAGAGCAGTACGAATCTCAGCAACGGAATATGAAATTGTCTGTAAATCTTGAACAAGCTGTTGCCTGTATGCCATCTGATGGCGAACCCATGTATTAACAATGTGGTCAAGACCGATAGATGGGGCAGAGCCTGTATCGCCCTGTTGTTTCATCAATTGAATGAAGTTTAAACCCTCATTCATATCTATCATTTGCTGCGCCATTCCGGGCATTTCTGGCATATATTCAGATAGTTTCATAAATTAATCCTTACCTAGATCATTAAACCGTTGCGAAACTATGGTATCCATCCCCGCTAATTTTAACACTGTATCCATTGCTTTTTCTTTAATATAAAAATGTTGGGAATGTACTCGTATTTTCGCTAATTCATCAGCACTTTCTGCAAGTTGTTTCTTTAGTTCCACTACCTGCTCCTTGGTGGCATTATAATCAACAATTATTTCATCTATTTCGGCTGTAGATTGTCCACTTGAATCAGACACGTTATCTAGAATACCTAAACGACCCGCCTCTTTCATCAATGAAATAAAAGCTCCTTCAGATAAAAGCATTACTGCGTCATTTGTATCATCAATATCATCTTCAGGATTAATTGTTTTTAGTGAATCATTCCACGAATCTAAGATACGCCACGTTCCAGACTCATCTCTATTAGCAATGTATTGCTCATCACGTTCTCTAAGAATATTACCTAATGTCATTACTGTTCTCCTTACTTAGCTTAACTATTATACTACAAAAACTAAAATTTACGCTATGTGACATTTACTCCAACCACAAGATTTACACGTTACGCACCCACCTTCTTCTATTAGATATACATTATCACAACAAGGTTCATTATTTGCTATCTGTAACGATGCGTAATCTACGTCAAATCCTTCTAATACACCTTGTTCAGGGGAGTCCGCTTTTACTAGTACTTCTTTCTCACGGCTCCCCGATCTATACACCGTAATACCTTTACAATTATTCTCCCATGCTGTCATATACGCAGTAGATACATCTTCAATGGTTGCGTCATTCGCAAAGTTTATCGTTTTAGATATACCAGAATCGCAAGAATCTTGGAAAGCTGCTTGCATTTTAACATGTGCCTCTGGAGAAATATCTCCCGCAGTAACATAAACTTCCTTAGCCCACTCTGGAACATCGGAACGATTTTTTATAGACCCCCCATTTGAAATGTAGTCCATTAATCCATCTGAATAAAAACCATATAGTTTGGCATCTGTCTCAAAATATTTATTAACGTAGTATAAAGTTTCCCCTTCTAGGATGTTCATCTTACGCCAAGCAAGCGCAAAGGTTGGCTCCATCCCACTTGAGGTATCCGCAAGCATAGAAATAGTTCCTGTCGGAGCAACCGTTAAGCGGCAAGAATTTCTAAATTTCTCGTCTTGAGAAGAATAATCACTGTTACGCCATGCAGGAAAAACGCCTCGTTCCTCCGCTAAACTACGAGATGCATCATCAGCAACGTCTTGGATGAACCCCATAAGAGTTCTACCAACTTGACGACCGGAATCTGTATCATAACCTATACGCAGTTGGGTAAGTAAGTCAGCGAATCCCATAACCCCAAGCCCAATTTTTCGGGTGGCTTTAGTCATAGTTTCTATTTCGGGCGTTGCGTAATAGTTTGCGTCAATAACATTATCTAAAAAGCGTGTAGCAATTTTAACTACTTTACCTAACTCTGACCAATCAATATTATCTTTCCAGTTTAATGATGGCTCCGATGATTTAGTAAAAGCTGTAGCCTTAAAGAAATTAGCTACATTAATTGAACCTAAATTACAAGATTCATTTCCTAATAGGGGTTGCTCGCCACACGGATTGGTGGCAATCATACGACCATATTCTTCCATAACATGGTTATCACGATTAACGGTGTCAAGGAAAATCATGCCCGGTTCACCATTTTTCCACGCCCCATCGACAATTTTACTGAAAACTTCACGGGCAGCTAATTCTCCCACAACTTCATTATTTCTAGGATTGATTAGAGGGTAATTCATTCCCGCTCTAACCGCTTTCATAAAATCATTTGTAACCCCTACAGAAATATTAAAGTTATGAATATCCCCCTCAACAGATTTACAAGAAATAAATTCTAAGATATCGGGGTGATGAATGTCCATAACCGCCATGTTCGCACCATCACGTTTACCCCCCTGAGTAATCATAGACGATACTCGTGATAGTGTTTTAAGAACTTCTATAGGCCCACACGAAATACCATGTGTAGTTTTAATCCGGTCTCCTTTGGGACGTAGGTTAGATAAAGCAAATCCCGTACCACCCCCAAATTTCTGAACCATTGCCGTATCATGTGCAGCTTTCATTATTCCTTCCATACTATCTTCGAGAGGTAGAACGAAACACGCAGATAAAGTTCCTTGTTTAGTCCCCGCATTCATTAGGGTGGGGGAGTTTGGGAGGAAATCTAAATTAGACATAATGGTATAAAACTCATTAGATGTAAGTTGACTATCAATATCTAATTTACCGTATTCCTTTTCAACGGCGGCAATCGCATCTGCAACTCGACGAAACATTGCAGGGGCATCTTCCACTACTTCATTAGAATCGTCCTTTAAAAAATATCTTTTCTTGGCGACTACTTCAGCTTGTGAACTTAGGGTAATGGGTATAGTCCCGATGGTGTGTGTTAGCGTCATAGTTGTTGTCATTTATTTCTCCTACCCTCTGAATCCACAGTATAAACATAATTTACGTTCCATTACCCAAAAACTTGGCTGACACACCCCTTCGGAACAACCGGGGTTGATATGTTCTTTACTGTCTTCCTGATCACTCTTATAGGATAGCATAACATCCATACGTTTCGCAAGGTCTTTACCTAATCCATCATCATTGCCGTCGGCTCTACCTTCGGGAGTTTCGCCCGGAGCCACCGCCTCAATCCAATCAGAAGTACTACCCAAAGTTTCGTATTTAAACACAGTCGTTTCCCACGCAGCTTGCGCTGCCATCGCAATGGAAAAGAAAGCATCCCCATGTCCCATCGGGGTAACGGGGGCTTTCAAATCATTATTGACAGAAATAATTTGCTGTGTTTGTCTCTCGTCTTTTAAAAGTTTAAAATTACCACCATGAACTAATTTCTCTAAAATTTGCGCCATGGTGTGTTTACTCTTAGCGGAAAACGCCATCGGGTGCCAAACTTGTTCTAACCCACGGTCTTCTAATTCTCCTCTCGTATTATCAATATACCCTTTTTCAAGCTGAAAGTTTCGTGCAACTTCATTTAAAAACTCTATTTGATCGGTATAATTCCAACCGTCTAACCATGTCTGATTAATCTGCTTCAGCACATCCCCTTCCCTACTGAAAATTACAAGATGAGAGGGGTGCCGTTTTTTCCCTACATCAAATCCTGCGAAGAGTTGTTCATTGGGATTCTTTTCATACTTCTTATGGGGGCTAAATATCCGTAAACTAGAATCCTCACACTTAGAAATATCCTCTCTGTTAAAATAAGATTCTGTTTGAAAGGATGGTTGTAGGAGAAATTCTGAGGCGAAGGATTTTGGGCGGGCTGCTTGTTGCGCTAACAACCAATCTTCTGCATATAGTTCAGGCATAAGAACTCGCCTTGTCGGAGTAGGGTCTAGCGCAGGTAACACGCGTGAAATAAACCTAGGGTCTCTTTGTAACTTAGCTAGGATATCATCGGGTAACATAGGAGTTCCAAGTACTATAACTGGAGTATCCCTGTTTGGTATGAACATCGTCTCTGTCATAAAGTGATCTTCAATCTTATTCATCTCCCCCAATTGTAATGGGTTTTCTGGGTCTCTAAGGATGTCGTCAGCAATCAATGCGCCATTAACGTGCATCCCTCTTTTAAACGAGAACAACCCACCATGTAAAATTTCAACAGGTTTATTGTTGAGAGTATACCTAAACTGGAATTCAGCACGAGTATTTTTGGCGGTTAACCAATCCATTAGGATGGGGTTACGTTGTACCGTCTTGTTTATTTCGGAGATATGGTACCGTGCCATGGTGTCACTATAGGAAAGATATAAAATAGACGTATCTCGTTTAGCTTTCAACAAGCGCCATACACTGAAAGCGTGTCCTAGCAAAGTACTTTTAAAGTGGAACCGTGGGAGAATAGCAACGTAGTTTTTCTTTTCTACAAGGGCACGTTCTATATCGTCAGTAATTATATCTACATGCCACGCATTAAATAACTCCGGTCGATCATAACTCAACGACCAAATATTCCGTACAAAGTCTCTGAAATTGCCAACATCAGCTTTTTGGGTGCTGGTTAACCCCTCAGATAATTGTTGTAAGGCATCTAAAACTGTTACATCTTCACGTTTCGTTTTGGGGAACGCCATTATTTATTGGCTCCCTCTTGCTGAATAATACCTTGGAACCGTGCGGCTATACGCCCAATAAGTTCAGTGTCAGAAATTTCCTCAACTAAAACATTTAAGACATCTTGAACAAATTGAATATTAATCAAGCCCTTCATAGTTTCACGTTCCCCTTGGATACTCATATCAATTGTTCTAGCGGCAGTTCCTGCGTCGTGAAACTCTAATCCCTCTAAATCATCTTCTGCTTTCTCTC